GCGTAAGTTCATGCTATATTGTGACCGTAATCCTGATATTACATATTGGGCAAGTGAAGAATTAGCGATTAGATATTACAATCCAGTGGACAAAAAGTACCATAGATACTATCCTGACTTCATAGTTCGTACTATCAAAGGCGACAAAATACTGATTGAAATTAAACCATCTCGTCAATGTAAACCACCAAAAACACCTACAAAGAAAACAAGAGCATTCATGCGTTCTAGTTTTGAGTATATTAAGAATAGAGCTAAATGGGAAGCAGCAACAAGATATGCTGATGACAATAATGCCAAGTTTAAATTAATTACTGAAAAAGATTTAGGAAGTTATTAGACAGCTATATCGCTTGTTCTAAAAATAGTAGCATCATCATTTCTGCTTGATAACCCAGTGCTTTGAGTTGTATTGTTTTGGTTAACAGTTTTAACAGAGTTATCTATAATATTACTACCTCCAGCTTGAGATTGTGCGCTAATAGGCATATACTCATTATTAGCTGGTTTAGATTTAAACATATTCTTAAACTTACTAAAGAAACCTCCGCCTTCATTATCTGAAGTATTGGGTACAACATTAAAAGCATTGTCTTGTGCTTCAGTAACAGATGTATTGTCTAACATACCAGCACTAAAAGCAGCATCCTGATCGCCAACAGATGAATTATCTATCCCTTCTGGATCTTTTTCTATTTTTTCTATTTCTACACCTGGTATTTTGTTTAATAAACCAATTACTCCATTTATGGCATCTATGAAGAAGTTTTTAATTTTAGCAAATATACTTGTAAAAAAGTCAGAAATCTTACCTGGTATTTCCATAACAGCATCACCAAAGTCAGATAGTTTTTGTTTTATGACATCTAAATTATCTACAACTAAATCAAATCCTTTTTTAAGAGCAATTAATGCTATTACAATAGCACCAGCGATTAGTAAGTATGGTATCATAGCCATTAGTGCGCCCATTAAACCAGCCGCAAATCCTTTTAACATTTTAGGTAAATTTTTTCCAAATTTTAATATACTACCAAACATCTTACCTAAGTCTTTGACAGCATTAATTGGCGCCATCAATCCTTCAGTAAATGCTGAACCTACATCACTTAATCCATCTGGTACGTACTCGCTAATATCATCACCAAGTCTTTGAAAGAAACCTCGTTTGTCTTCAGCCTCAGTCATATTTAATGTTTCAAGTGTTTTTGTTCTTTCTTCAGTCTTTTCTATTACTTTCTTATTGGCAGCAATTAGTTTCTCATTTTGGTCTTCTGTTAACTCACCACCTTTTTGTTGTATTTTAGAATACTGCTCTATGATCTTTTGACTGTCTTTTATTTCTTTGTTCTGTTCTATTAATGCGTTCTTTTGTTCTTCTATTTGTGTTTTAGTTAATATAGCAACTTCACCAAACTCATTGACTTGTGCTATGATGTTTTGTGTTCTTAACTCATTAACAGTCTTTTCTGATTGTACAGATTTTTCTTCTCTTAACTTTAAGAAATCTTCGAGGTCTTTACTATATTTACCTAGATCAACACCAAACTCATTAATTAACTTGTCTAAATTTTCTAATCCATTTTTAAATCTATCTACAGGACCAGCTGATAAGTCTTCAGTGATTTCTGCTACCATTTGTTTAACGTTAGGTATAACAGTTTTGGCAGCAGCCTCAAATGATCCTCTAGCCTGTGTGAATATAGCTTGACCTATACCCGTGACCATATCAGCAATTTCTTTTTTGCCGCCTTCAAAGTTATATCTTACGTTTGGTAATGCCATTATTTTTTACTTTTACTAGTTCCTGTGTATAGACCAAACCATGCGGCACCAGCACCAACTACGATACTAATTAAACCACTTTGTTCCATTGTTGGTGAACCTAAGTTCATATACCATATGACACACTTATATAATAAAACTATGTAAACTGTTAAGAACAACCTTGGAAATATTCTCCATGCGTCAACAGCTCTCGCCATATGTATTAATTTTGCGTATGGGTTGACACCTAAATCTTTAACAGATGTATCTACCTCTAAATCTACTTTGATCTTTTGTTTAGGTTCTGCAACCTTAACTTTATCAGCCAGCTTTATCTCGTCTTCGTTTTTCATTTTGTTCCTTTATATGATTTTGTAATAATGTAATATAAATCTCTTTTTCCCAAGGCATTAGATTATCTAATTCCGTCAATGAATATTTATGATGTTGCATAAGGGCAAAATTGGTTTCATAATAGGCCTGTAGGCTATTGTGGGACAGGCTTATTGAAAAAAATCTTGTAATCCCTTAAATGTCACTTTACTTTTAACACCAGTCTTTGGATTAGTCACCTCAACTTCGTGTCGTAATTGTGGCATTGTATCAAAAAACTTTCTTATCTTCATAAATGCTTGTTGAGATAAACCTTCTAAAAACTCAACTAATTCTTTCTTTGTACTATCTTTCGCAGGATAAGTCTTTTCACCCTCATAGATGTGGTCAATACAACTAGCGACTACGTTAAACATAGTATCTACGTTCTCTTTGTTCACATCAAAACCAGCCTTGGTTATACCTAGCGATGGATAGTTTAATACTAAACCTAGTTTTCTTTCTTCGTCTATAACAACTTTGTTATTATGGTCATCATCTACTTGTACTTCCACAGTAGATAAATCTAATTCAACATCAGTTGCTGTTATTTTATCATCTGGACAAATAACTTTGAAGTTAGCAACTTCACCTACTGACTTACCTCTAATTTGTAATAATAGAAATTCTATGTCAAACATAGGTAAACTATCTATATCAAGTTTATCAAATGTACAAGCTTTCAATATGTCTTTTGTTGCTGATATTATTTCATTATTGTTTTTTGATTCCATAGCCACAAGTAATATCTTTTCTTCTTTGACTAGAAATGGTCTAAACTGTACTTTTATATCTTGCGATGGTAAAGTCAATTCATATCTTGGTGTTTCAATTATTGGTAACGCCATTATATCTCCTTATTATATTAAATATTTAACGGTGGTATTCTAAATGGTGGGAATACTCTACCACCTGTAACTCTACCGATTGGTGCCTTTCTTCTCAATTCATTCAGTACGTCTCGTCCTGCTCTTCTTATCTCTGGTGGTAACATACTAATTAGTCCACCAAATATACCACCAGCTCTTTTTACTGTTGGTTGTTTGAAATCTGCTTGTCCCACATCTACTTGTCCAGCTCTATCTAAAAAGAAGTTAACCCAATATCTATAGCTAAATGTTACAGTAAATGTTTGTATTGCATTCGCATCATGGCTAAATGACACTTCACTAATTGTTTTTGGATAACACTCAAATAGTCTTACGCCATATGTTATGTCGTCTCTTTCGTCTCTACTAGCAAATTGTCCTAAAGCAAATATGTCTAGTGGCGCAACATAGTCATTGTAGTAATTCATATTGTGTGTAGAGTTACTAAATGCTGCCTTTTGCCACATTTCAAAAAATGTTCTCTCTCTCATAAATTTATCTGTGTAAAATGTAGCTGTTATATCGCCATATGTATGGTCATAAACAAATTTTCTCACTGGACCATTATGTCTAATTTCTTTTTGTGCACCTTCTCTAGCTGGCATTGCGATCTCACTACAAAATGCTTGTACTCGTCTTTTGTTTTGATCTTGGTTCATTGCTCTTAATTGTGTTTGTGTAGAGAAACCTTGTATCTCATCAGTTTCACCTGATACTCCATTTGGTAGTGTGAAGTTTACATAGAACCTAGCTTTTCTTTGAAAGCCTTCAGCCTCATTAACCATGGCTTGAAATCTACCTAATGTAGATTCTGGATTACCTCCAGCCTTTTGTCTTAAACGTGGATCAGATTGTACGTCATCAAGTGACCTATCTCTAGGTAAACCTAAACGTATATCAAAACCACCAATTCTTTTTCCGCCTCTTAATATTGCCATTAGTATGGACTTCCTTTTCTAAACTGTTGTACAGGCAACATAACTGCCAATGCTGCTTCATCAAAATCAACTCTTAAAAAACTTGATCTAACATGACTATACAAATATTTCTTAATGGTAGTTCTAGCAATTCTAACATTCTTAATACCATCATAGGTAGCATCAATTCTTGTTGTTGACTTCATACCACCAGAGGCATATCTTTGTAAATTGTTCAATAAACTTACTCGTTGAACAGGTCTTATATAATGAAAGTTCATTCCCATAAATCCACCTGGAATTGTTTCTAAAGGTAGAACAAGTGGGAACCTATCATACAAAGGTAATACCTGTTTATATTTAGGGTCATAATAGAAGAAATTTAGTCTTCCTTTACTAGGAATACCATTTAATTTGCCTGATCTCATAAGGGCCGCAGCAGTCACTCTATCGCTAAGTGTGGCTACATTTTTCTTATACCAGTCAACACTTTTTCTAATGCCACCTTGTTGTATTTTGATAGGGTCTAATATTGATATTGCCATATGCTAATATTTATATAAAAAAAAGGCGGCCTTTCAGCCGCCCTTTCAAAGTTATTGATGTGAGAGAGAATTACTCCTCTTCAGCCAATTTACTAAAGTAAGACAACGTATCGTCATCATCACTAGCTGCTTTTGGAGCAACATCAGTACTTTTCGCAACACTACCACTTTGAGGCGGGAGGTCTGTTTTATCAGCAGTTGTTGCGCTTCGTACACCTGTAATCGTCCTATTCAGTTTCTCTTTGAGTTCGTCATAGGTTTTAAAATTATCGGGTGCAAGAAATGGTTTAAGAGGGTGTTGAGAAGACCATAATGTTTTAATATCTTCGTCACTCTCTTTAATTTGTGATACGCCCTCAAACTCGGACTTATCATAGTTCCAGTAACCGTCAACTTTTCTGATTTTTAGTTTAAAGTTTGCACCTTTCCAAAAATCAAATGGATTGATTGGATTCTCATCTTCAAACGCAGGTTGCATAGCTTCTGTAATCTTATCAAAAATCTTTTTACCAAATTTAAATAAGAAAGTTTTACCTTCGTTCTCTGGATGCTTAGGATCAGATACCACTAGAATATTTGAGTAGTAAGATAATTTTCTTTTTCTCTTTCTAGCAATTTCTTTATCACTATCTAAACCAGTATTCCATAGTCTAGTATTTTCTTCTGACACAGGGTCTTTTTGACCTAGTGTAGTTAGTGAGTTCTCAATATACCAACCACCTACATCTTGGAATGCATGTGACCATACTCTTTGCCAAGGTAAGTCTTCACCTGTTGGCGCTGGTAAAAATCTAATTACAGCAAAACCATTTCCAGTTTTATCTAGTTCTGGTTTCCAAAATCTGTCGTCTTGGTATTTTGATTTGTTATTTTGTTTGTCCTCAGGATTGAGGTTAGCCTCTATGGCTTTCGTAAGTTTGTCAAAGTTACTTGACGATTGTTTTAATGTTTCAAAGTCCATTGTATTACTCCTTGTATGTATCTTTGTATTCGTTGTTTTTGTGTTACCTGTATAATCGGTATCATAGTTATTTATAAGACTTCTCTTGTTGTTTTACCCATTTTTTTAAGCCTGCCTTTTTAGTATCTTCGTCCCAGCATTCTTTGGGTAATGATCTAGTCTTTCTAAATTCTTTGTATCGTTCACACCACTCCACTATTGTGTCTAATATTTTATATATCATTCTATCAAACATATTACCTCTAATATATCACATTATTGGCTATCTGTCAACCCTGATACACAGCTAAATCTTTTGTTTAGTTCATCAAAGTTTATATAATCAATATTTTTTACTACCCACTCTGGTACAACAC